AGAGAGAATTCTTACGAACATGTTATCGTGCCAATGTTTAAAACAAAAAAAGAAGAATACTTTTGTTTGTTGTGTCGTAAAGCTTATCAGAAAAGAGTCAATGGTAAGACTGTATTTATACCTATAGAAAAAGACCCACAAATAGAATTTGAAGCAGACTTTGAGGTGTAATTACAGTGCATCTTCTAATAAGGCAGACTGCACACAATCAAATTGCACACTAACGTTGGGGACATTAAGTTCCTTATATACCACACCATAGTATTGTTTACAGGATTCTAAATTATCGTGTATTACTTCAGATGCCATGCGTAAACAGGCTCTATCCTCGCCTACACCGGTGCAAACCCAACCAACTAATAACCATTTTAACATTTATTCTCCTTGACATCTTGATAATAAATCTTATATATTAATAAGAAATTAGGACATGATGTACGCTATAATAACAGCAATAATAATCTTGACTGTCATCTTAAAGTTTAGATGGTTTTTAGCGTTTGGTCTAATTATTTTAGTCGCACTAACATACACAGGAGTTATTTAATGGATGCTAATAAGTACAAATCTGTTGCCATCAAAGTTGAAGTATACAACAAGGCAAGGCCCATGGCTGAAAAAGATTATTGCACAATGGGTGGATTTATTTCGAAACTAATAGAACAAGAGTCAAAGAAAAGAAAGGGTAAGAATGGCAAAGCCAACTGAGTCACTAACTTTTAAAAAACATTTTAATAATGTAATGGACTATTGTGAAAAAGATGAAACAAACCCAGATATACCGCTACATATATCTGTGGCTTATTTAAAAGGTTACATAAAAGGCATGGAAAAAGCCTATGACGATTGGGCAGAAGAACAAAGAGAAGCTCAAGAAATGATTAAGAATGATATTTGTTTACAACCAGTTCCGGAAGAGTCGGCCTCTCCGGTTAAAGCAGATGTATAGTGTTGTGAGGTAATATGGGAGGGATCCTATATCCAAATTATCTCTTTCTCCGCAAAAGCGCACGAAAAGCTGTGGGAGTTTGCTTGGCATCTTCACGTCCTAGCAAACCCCAGCCGGCAGCCCCATGAAATATAATCCTATACACGAGCATATGGATGGCAGAGGTGTATCGGTAAGATACGCTGAGATGCGTGATAATCGTAGACGAGCAAGAAAAAACGCCGCAAAAATAATGGGTAAAAGTTATTTTACAAATCCAAATTCATCACTAGACTCTAACCATGAATATAACCATGGTAACAGAAGACCTGGAATCTTTGATATCCAGGCGTATGGTTCTTGATCTTATCGAGAACGATCAGGATTTTTTTAAGGATAAAAAGCACAAAACCATGGCACTACGAGCATGTGCAGATCTGTGGGACCACGAACTAGTGGGTGATTCTAAAGATTTACAGGAGGCTACACGCCGACTGATTATCCAAAAAATCAGTAAACTTAAGGATGGAAATGTGTTAAGTTTCCCAAAATGATAAAAGATATTGTAACTAATGTAGAGATCTTTACGAAGACTACTAATCCGCCTGAGATGCAGGAAAAGCTAATGTATAAGGTGAGTTATAGAGATGGTACGAGTGAAGAATTTACACACGATCAGTGGCATGAGATAGTGACTAGGGGTTCTGGAGCCTTGAACCAAGGCTCACCGACCGCCGCATAGTTTATTTTTTCTCAGCTAATTTAGCCTGTAAAAGAGCAATGACTATGTACGCCTCCTCAAGTTTTTTGTTTAATTCTTCCATGTAAACCTCCTTTATTTGAATTTGTGCGTGCCGACCACCATATCAAAAGCTGTTTTCAATTGTCAATAAATCTTTGCTCTTGACATTTATTTTTGTTATGTTCCTTGTATGGCAGAGCGTAAAAGCACAAGATATTTAAGTGTTGTGGCCGGTGTACCAATTGGTATGATTAACAATGCTATCAAAGAGATAGCCAAAACACGTAAAGTGTTAAAAAAACGGAGAGTGGGGAAAAGAAAATGAGTAATGGTAATGGGAATAAAACTAATAAAAATAAAAATATTTTAAAATTAGCTAGGCAGTTAAAAAAAACAGGAAGATTGGAAGATGCTGATATTAATGAAGCTGAGAAAATGTTTAACAAAATGGCACCAGGCGAGAAAAAAGCTAGATTTGGTGAGATGGATGATTACCAAAACTTGGTTGCAAAGAGGTTGAAAGCAGGTATGGGAGAATTGTTTGGCACAGCACCAAAAATTTTACAAACTCTACCAAAAGATAGAATACAGAGGCCTTTAAGAAGACCATTTCGTGACGATGGAACAAAGCCTGTATTAGATTCAAGTGGTAAGCCTGTCAAAAATTTAAGACAAAAAGCTAAACAAGGTGGTCAATTCCAAGAAGTAGATGTAATTGATCTTACAACTGAAATGGTGATTGATGAGTAACGTTCTAGCATACGCAAACATAGGAAAGCCTAAAAAGAAAACACGAACTAAGAAAAAAATAAATGTGCGTAGTATGAAAGACCTTAGAAAAGCTATGACAGCAAAGCGAGGCGGTAAAAGATAATGGCACCACGTCCTGCATTTTTATCAAGTTTAGGTAGTAAAGATAGAACAACCCCTACTGGTCTAAAACCCCCACCACAAATGGACAGGGATCGTGAATTAAGGCAGATTCCCTCTACTTCACGTCCTGAATTTTTATCTGACTTAGTCTCCACTCCAGCCACATATTATTCTAGCTCTCCAATTTCTTTATTAGAACTAAGTGGGGGACAAGATAGTCCTCGAGGTGGTTTTCCAGGAGGTTTTAATATAATTCAGGTTGATAGCGGTTTTGGACGAGCGCCAGATCAGGGTGGTGTTAACAATTTACCTGGATCTGTTGCTTTTGGTGGTGCAAATCCAGGTGGTATGCCTGGTGTTGGTATAGCACAGCAATTTTTAGGTAACGACACATATAATCAAGCTATTGCCGCAGGTATGACACCTGATCAAATTAATACACAATTACAAAGAGCTTTGGCAGAGGGTAGAGGTGTTAATGTAGAAAAGTTTCAAAAAGATTTAGATAAGTTTCAACAGTTTCAAGAATCTGATTTTGCAAAAGGTTTATCAAATAAATTACCTGTTATTGACGGAGAAAATGTATTTAGTGTAAGTCCTTTACAAATAACTGCCAATCCTGGTGAAGGTGTAATGGGTCTAGTTAGTGGTTTAGCTGGGCCTTTTGTTGATATGATTGGCGATGTTGCAGCTGCAACTGCTGAGGGTAGGACTGGAGCTGCTAATTTTATTAGAAATTTAATGGAAGGTAAGAGCAATTTACCTTCTTTTGGTGCTATATTTAATCCAGGAGATATTGCTGCAAGATTAAATGCTGCTGGACCTGAAGCAAAAAGAATATATGCACAGAAATTAAGCCAAGGTGTTCCTTATCAACAAGCTTTTGAAGAAGCAACAGGTGAAAAATTTGCTACAGGAGGCATTGCTACTCTACAGTAGATATATGCGTTATGTTCTTTATCATACCTTTAGGGATCGTGGTCGACCGACCAAACTCTTTTGATATAGGCATGAAGTCCGCTATCAGCGTAATAGACTCTTCAGTTTCTTTAAGGATTAACCCATAACTATGGACCAAGGCCACCTCTTCAAGTTTATCGATATCTTCAGGCTGATACCAACCAGACGGGTGTTCGACAGTATCAAGCCAATCAATCTTCACAAGTTTGTAGCTCATGTAAATCACTATATATATTATTCTACAGAAATTAAATCTAAACTTGACGGAAAAACGGAAAATTGGTTTACATATTTACAAAGTAGTAAAAATATATATATATCAACGCTTATCTCTGTAAATAAGTTGTTAAACGGTTGTAAATATGTTGGTCACCATTTACAAAGTTTGTTGAAAAATAAGGCTTTTTCATGAAGAAAACATTAGAACTCACTCCAAAACAAGCTCAATTTGTTAACATTTTTATCGAAAAAGGGCTACAACAGAGTGCAAAACAGTGTGCAATTGATGCTGGTTACGGTGAAAAAATAGCTACAGTCATTGCAAGTAAACTGCAAAACCCTAAATATTACCCACATGTCGTTCAAGAGATAGAAAGAAGACGTGCAGAACTAAACAGGAGATATTCCATTTCCTACAAATCACACATACAAAAACTAGCAGAACTAAGAGATAATGCTGAGGCTGCTGGTAATTACACTGGTGCTATTGCTGCCGAGAAGTACAGAGGTATGGTAGCTGGATTGTATATTGACCGTAAAGAGATAATGCACGGGACAATAGATCAAATGTCAGTGGGAGAGGTA